TTTTTTTCAAGCAGAAGACGGCATACGAGATTGCCTCTTGTCTCGTGGGCTCGGAGATGTGTATAAGAGACAGCTGCCCGACAACCTCAAACCGGAGGACATGTGGGCGAACCCGACAGGCTACGAGAGGCAGCGGCGTCTCGCCCAGGATTATCCCGGCCCGTTCTCCAAGCAGTGGAGGGACTGGCAGGCCGAGGGTGCGCATCCCGGAGTGGTCATCCGCTTCTTCGACGACTCGGGAAGCGTCGTGGCCTACACGCCGGCGAAGAAGACAGCCGAGGAGAGGGAAGACGGGAAGGCCGAGGCGAAACGCCGGATGGAACGGGAGCGCCGCCACAAGGTCAGGGAGCTCGCCCAGGCGTCGGCCGAACTGCGCTGCGAATGGATCCGAACAACCGTTCCCGTGTTGAAGGCGGACGCGCTGCGCGACATGACGGAACGCCTGACCCTGTTGGAGCTGATGGGCGTGGGCGATTCGATGAGAGGCACGAGCCTGGACTCGAACGGGTGGACCCGCGTGGTCAAGGCGTACTCCCTGTTCGCCAGACCGTTGCCGGTCACGGACAAGGACCCGGAGCATGGCGTGTACACGCTCAACGTGGCGGAGAACGCCCTGGAGCTGCGCCGCCGCCAGTCGGTTCCCTCCCGTCGGGGCGTGGAGCTTCTGCTGCTCCTGCTGGCCCGCCGCGAGGGCGCGATAGACGCGGACACGTGGGACCGTGAGGCCTACCAGTGCGACCTCAATGGCTTGAACGCCTACTACGAGGTGCTGGAATCGGCCGGCTACGCGGTGTCGGACGCGGAAATGAAGGGGCTGGAGCAGTGAACACGAAAGTGGTTATCAGGGTGCGCAACGGCGATGACGCGCCGGTGAGCGTGGAGCGTCTCGTGGTGGATTCGCGCGCCGAGGTGGGTGCGGGGGTCACGCCGATGCTGCTCTCGGACATGCTGGCCCTGCTGGACGATTCGTGCCATGTGACCGATGTGGAGATCAGGAGGGCGGAGCCGTGAGCATCGAACTGGTGGCGAAGGCCAAGAAGACCCGATTGCACGGGGACAGCACGGCGAAACTGCTGCTTATCGTGCTCGCGGATTACGCGAACGACGAGGGCATGGCGTGGCCGAGCGTGAAGACCATGGCGGAGGAGACGGAGAAGAGCGAACGCAGCATCCAACTGCTGTTGAGGAAGCTCGAACAGATGCGTCTGATCCGCAAGGGCGACCAGAAACTCGTGGCCAAATACGCGAAGGGACGCCGACCGGTCGTCTACAAGCTGTTCCCGAAGACCAAAAAGGGCGAAACCCCATTGGAAGCAACGGTTGAGAGGGGTGAAACCCATTGCACCCCCGAAACAGGTTGCACCGGTGAAACGGGTTGCACCCCTCGGGTGAAACCCACTTCACCCGAGGGGTGCAACCCACTTCACCCCACGGGTGAAACCCACTTCGTTTCAGGGGTGAAACCCACTTCACCCAAACCGTCACAGGAACCGTCAATAGAACCGTCAAGAGAGAGTACGCGCGCCAGCAAAACCGAAAAACCCGACACCACACGACTCCAGGCGCTCGCCAACCTCACCCCCGACCAGTCGCACCGGCAGCTCGCCGACGAAATCGGACTCGACCTGGACGCCGAACTCGCCAAGTTCCGCGACCATGCGATAGCCGGAGGCCACCTGCCGGCAGACCCGGCGGCGGCGTTCCGCAACTGGCTGAGACGCGGCCGCGAACTCGGACTCGGCAACACCAATCGAACCGAACCGGCGCTCGCAGGCGGCTTCGCCCATCCCACGCCGCCACCCCGGAAACCCCACCGGCACAGCTACGGGTGCACGCACGTGCTCAACCTGCTGAACCGTGACGCGCCGGACAACGACCCGCTGGCATTGCAAGCGGCGGAACTGCTCAACCAAGGAAAAACCGAAACCGAAGCGCTCGCCGCCTTGGGACTCATGAAGGACGATTTGGAGGACATCGCATGACCAGGAAAACCGAAGCCCTCTTGTGGGTGGACATCGAGACCACCGGCACGGATCCGCGCCACGACCTGATGCTGGAAATCGGCTTGAGGTGCACGAGCATGGACGCGAAAACCGAGTACGCGCGTTACGAGTCGATAATCAAACCCGGCGTACTGCCCACGGACAGGAGTTTCGCCTACGCGCATCGGATGCATGAGGCGAACGGGCTCATCAACGAGGTCATCGACGCAAGCCCCGAACTATGCTCCACGGCGCGTGTGGCGCTCGCCGTCATCGATTTCACCCAGTCGATGGCGGAAACGCATGTGCTGCATCCGGCGGGCACGAACATGATGGGCTTCGACCTGCCGTTCCTGGAGCATTACCTGTTCGCCGAGGACCAGTGGGGACGCTTCCACAAGCTGCTCTCCTACCGCGCGTTGGACATGACCGCCATCCGGTTGACCCAAACCGCGTTGGGAGCAGACCCGTACGAGCATTACACGCAGACGAAACCGCATCGCGTCAAGGATTGCCTGGACACGGACATCAGCGAATACATCGAATGGCTGGACCTCGTCAAATGAGCCGCACCAACCCCACACGGGAAACACACAGGCTGACCGCCAGACGAGACCACTACCGGTGCCTGCGATGCGGCAACGAATTGGACCACATCTGGAGCGGCCACAGCCTCCACCACCGACACATGAGAAGCCACCCGTTCCCCGGCCTGCATTCGCCAGCCAACCTCATCCATTTATGCGGCTCCGGCACCACAGGCTGCCACGGATGGGTACACAACCATCCCAAAACGGCGATGGAATACGGGTGGATCGTCAGCGGATACAACGACCACCCCGAAACCGTCCCCGTATGGGACGCGCACCAAGGCTGGCTGCTCCTCGACAACCAAGGCGGATACACGCTCTGCGACAGGGACGGCAACCCCAGATAACACACGCAAGCAAACCGACACGGAAACAAGCCGGCGCTCGCCGGCTAATGGAAGGGAAACATGACGTTCGAACAGACGAACGAGAAGCAACGCCAACGCATGAAGGCGGACGCCAGGTCGCACATGGAAGCGGCCCGGATGATACTGGCCAACCCACTCTACGCGAGGCTCAAGGGCGGCGAGGACCTGTACACGGCCGTCTGGGCGTTGTGGGAATCACTCGCCGGCACGGAATTGTCGAACATGAAGGCGGGCGCGGTATGCCACGCATGCAAGACCCATGACCTCGACCAATTGGAATGGGCGCTCACATCGATAGCCAAAACCGGGTCGATACGACCATACTCCACACCCACCAAACACCCATTGCACTGCACCAACTGCGGCAAGGAATGCCGGCCGCACGCCGGCACCCCGATCCTCTGCAAACAATGCAAGGAAAACCTCCGAAGAAGAAAAACAAAACCATGAACAACCTGGACAAGTACATCCACCGATGCCGGCTCAACCTCGAACCCCACCACCTCCAACCCGCAGACGAAACCGACGACAAACATTGCATCATCTGCGACATCAGCGGCGCTCGCCGGCATATCCGCATGGACGGTCTATGCATCAACTGCCACCTCAAATGGAGACGCAAACACGACCCCGCATACCGCAAGCGGATCAACGACTACCAACACCGATGGCAACAGGAGCATCCCAACGAATTCCGCGAAATGAAACGCCGCTACGAACGCAAGAAACGAGCAAAGGAACACCAATGAGCGTCAAAACCCACACAGACCCCACCACACGAATCATCACCAAAACCATCGAAGAACACGTCTGGGAAATCCGCTGCGACGCCATCGGATGCAACAACAGCCTCGAATTCCGGGAAAACCAGGACACCGGAGACATCACCGCAGACGGCGACTACACCGGCCCCGACATGGACACCGAATGGCTCAACATCCACGACACCAACACCGCCATCCAAACCGCACTCCAACACGGCTGGCAAGAAGGCAACAAAGGCATCCAACGAGGCCACCTCTACTGCCCCACACACAACGAAAACCAATAAAACACCAACAACCAAAAAAGAAACAACGCCGGCGCTCGCCGGCATAGGGAAAGGAGAGCCGATGACCGCACTGCTTGTTGGACGATTGCGCGAACTCGCGACGCAGACCCATCTGCTCGAGAAGAAAGTGGATGCTCTCGGCTGGATGGCCGCCAACGGCCCGCAGACATTGAAATCAATGACCCGCGCCCAGGCGCATCTCATGCTCGCCGAACGCGATCTGCTGGACGCAATCGAAAACAACGAAAAGGAGGAGAATGACAATGAGTGAGAAACCCTTCTGGGAAGGCAAGACCTGCGAGGAGATGGCCGGACTGCACGTCAAGGCCACATGGAAGAACGGCACCATTGTTACTGGAGTGTTAGATGACACAGGAGATATTGATTTAGGCGATAACCGTTCTTTGTACACGTCACGTGGCTATGACTCTTCCTGTGATTTTGAGCCAATAGACAATATCCAATCCATCGAACTGTTGGATGACCCCGAGTATGAGCGCATCGACAACATCGAAAACGTGCAGGTGGGCGATATTGCCTGCACGACGGAGGGAAACCATTTCCGCGTCATCGATCTCAAGCCTGACCCTCTAGGCGACATGCTCCTGCGTATCCGCATCAGCGAGATAGACGGTGAGTACTGCATCGACTCCGATGATTTCGCCTACGCTTTGCGTCGGAAGTCGAAGCTGCCCGACCATGACGGGTTGTGGTGGGATAAGGACAATGCCTTGTGGAGCGTCGCCATCTCCGGCCTGGACAATTCGAAGTTGGTCGCTTTGCTTATCGGTGACCCGGAATCCCCCGTCACCGGGTCTGTTTGGTCGGGCCTCAACAGCAAGCACGTGACCTCTCAAGCTCCGTTCCGTCCGGCCAAGGCGGTGGAAGCATGAGCCTTTCGGTCCGTGACGTAAAGCGCCTACTCGCAGCCGGCATTAAGGCCGAGTACGAGCGGACGCATGACCCTCGACTGGAGGATGCGGACGCGGTGTGCGCCGCGTCCCTGACTGAGATATGTCGGCAAGCCGCCGCCCCGGCATGGAATGCCGGAGTGAAACACGTGTTGGACTATCCGGAAATCGCCGTGATGTACGACCCGGCTGACGCATCGACAAACCCTTGGAGGAAAGCCGGTGAGATGCCCGACGATTCACATGTCGAAAGCTGCTTCGTGGTTGAAAAGCCGGATGACCGCAGCCACTGCTCACCCGAATATGACACGTATGAGGAAGCCTGCAACTCCCTCCGGTATTTGGAGCCGGGCGAGTATGAGATTCGCAAACGGTTCCGCGTCACAAAAGGCGGTGGAAGCATGAACATCCACCCGATCATTGATGAACCTCCATCGTTTCCGCAAACTGTCTTACGCCTGCTCACAGGAAGCACTCATTGCTGTGACTGGTGCGAGAAACGCTGGATCAAGGTTCACCGCACTGGCCAATTGGAATGCCGAAACCGTCGATGTCCCTACTGCGGGCAATACGGATGCCCCCGAGCCGAAAAACACTGGAAGAAATGCCCCGTGTGGAATCACATGACCCCGCCTGCATGGCTATACCCCGTGTTGAATCGGCTCTGCGAAAGAGATCTGCAACGAATGGCGAAGAAATCGAGGAATGATGCGTGACACGATTCTGTGCCTATGCGACCTGACCGGTGTCATGGCCCGCCCTTGGGTGGAACACGGGTATCAAGCCGTGTTGGTGGACCCGCAGCATGGTTGCGACCATGAAGACGGTGCCTACCTGAAACTGGCTTGCACCATCGAGGAAGCGTTCGACCAGATCAGCGTACTGGTCCGTTCCGGCCGGCTCGCGTTCGTGGCCGGGTTCCCGCCATGTACGGATATGGCGGTGAGTGGAGCGCAATGGTTCGCCCGTAAGTACGAGGCCGACCACATGTTTCAGGCGAAGGCCGTGAGCGTTGCCGAACAATGCCGGGTGATCGGTGAAATGAGCGGCGTCCCGTACATGGTTGAGAACCCGGTGAGCGTACTCAGCCGTGTTTTTGGCAAACCCTCCCACACGTTCGACCCGTGCGACTACACGGCCTACGAGCCCTTGGACAATTACACGAAAAAAACGTGCCTTTGGACGGGGGGGGGGATTCCAAATGCCGCCTCGCAACCAGGACATGACTCTTCCTCCCGCTGACCGGAATCGTATCTGGTACATGAGCGGCAAGGACAGAGCCAACAACCGAAGCAAGACGCCGCTCGGCTTCGCCCGCGCGGTTTACGAAGTCAACCAAGGAAAGGCAACGGAAGAATGAATCTTTTAGATGAAACCAAGAGTGCGATATCACAAAGCGGGCATTCGACCGATGACGTTCGATTCGTCGGCTCCCGCGACGGGAAGCTGGGAATTCCGTGGAGTCAGGCCGAAAAGGTGCTCGACATCGATTACGACGACGGATACGGCAGTCAGGAGATAGCCGCCGATCTGGTCGTGGCGTTCACTGATGGCGGGTTCCTGCGCCGCGAAGAATACGACGGCAGCGAATGGTGGGAGTACGAGCCTCCGTTCAGAGTCCCGACATCGCAGAAGCCGTTCAAACTCGTGAAGCTGACCAGCTATTCCACACGGTTGCTTGTGGACATCAATTACCCGATGGAGGCAACGGAGGAATGAGCGACATGAGGAGCTTCATCAAGGTTGAGCACAGTCGTTTCACTCAAGGAGGAACCGTGACATATAAGGCGAAGATATTCACCCGCGAGCAGTTCGGCAACGTGATTGCCGCCGCCATCTACGACTACGAACACTCGCCCGCGAAATGCCTCTACACGACCAATGACACGGCAGACAAACTCTACGACCGGTACGGCACGGAAACCGAGGCGGAGGAATGAACGGAGTACAGCTTACCAACCATCTGACCGCGCAATTCAGGGCATCAGACATAAGCCGGTACGAGGCCAGAATCACCGAGGACGGCGGCTTCAGAGACTACCTGTACGCCATGAGCCTCAAACGTCTCAAACGCAAGTGCGAGAGGTACGCGAAACGTGAACGCAAGGCCATCGAATATGTCACCACACTCAAGGAGGAATCATGAGCGCGACGAACAACCAGCGTGAGATGATACTCAAATGGCATAAAGGCAAGGCCGCGACACCCGAGTACACGGCGAAACTCCTCGGTTTGCCGTTGAGCGAGGTGCTGTACGTGATCGAGCATCCCGAACCGCCGAAATCACGCGCGGACGCGTGGACACCGGAATTCATCGAACCACTGGTCTGAAAAATACCGATAAACACACGCGAATACATGACTGGATTCAGCGTAAAAACACTGAATCCAACGAAAGACAAAACGAAACCCTCCACCAACAGGCGGAGGGCACGCTCACCAAAGCACCATCATAGCCGGAACGTGGAGGGTTTCAACATAATGTTCATCACCACCGAACCATGCCAATACTGCGGCAGCCGACAGGTCGAGGCACCATGGACGCTCTGCCGGGACTGCCGCCGCGTCTACGCGAAAACGCTCCACCGGCTCCGCCGCGACATGATGCTCCTGCAACAGGTGTCCCGTCACGCCTACAAGCTCGGAGAACCCGGAGCGGGCGGCAAACCGCAAGGAGGCGCGGCGCCCGCGCCCATCAACCTCCACGCGCAGGACATGCTCGACCAGATCGAGGACGGCTTGCAGGACATGTGGAACGAAACCGGCGTGGAAAGCCGTCCGAGATGGCAGACCCTGCTCAGGGACTCGCCACGACGACTGCCCGACCTATGCCGCGCCAGCCGTTCGGGACATTGGCTGACATGGCTCATCCACACCTGCGAGCGCATCGAACCGCTCGTGGACCGCAGGCCACGCACGCGCCGGATAATCGGCGTCTGCCCCGAATGCGGACGCGAGGTCATGGCCGCGAAAGGCGAATCACTGCTGCTGTGCAAATGCGGCAACCCCATCAACGTGCAGGAGCTTCGCGAACAAAGCCAAGCCAAGGCCGAATCAATGCACCTGACCAAGACGCCGGCAGGCATGAGCCAATGGCTGCGCGAGAACTACGGGTACGAGGTAAGCCGCAAGACCATCACCGACGCATTGCGCCGCGGCAAACTACCCAGCAGCAAACCCATCGAAGACGGTTACTGGGAGTTCAACATCCGCGAAATCGTGGCCTTCGCCGTGTCCAAGACTCGACATTAAAACGACATCCAAAACACCTGACACGCGAAACACAAAACCCAAGCGGGAGTAGGCTGCCGCCACCCCGTGGTATACTCCGTATCAGGATTAGTGTGGAAGCCTCTGAATCAACCGGTTCAGGGGCTTTACTCATATCCACCCAATGGTCATGTGCCATGGCAATCAACCGGCATGACCGCCTATGCGCGTAGCTCAGCAGGTAGAGCGGCGGTCTCCAAAACCGCAGGTCGTTGGATCGAAGCCAACCGCGCATGCCACGGCTTGCGTACGGTAGAGGACTAACCGGCCATCGCAGTGATTGCGACGGCGTGGTCAAAACAGACTAACCATGTCGGGCCACCGCGAATTCGAATCTCGCCCAAGCCACCAAACACACAGGATGGGAACATGAGCAACAAGGCAGGCTCAGGCCGATACCAAAATGGAGCAGCCCGCCGCAAATGCAAGGCCAGACACATCGCAGCCGAAGGACCAATACCGATCTGCCCGCTGTGCGGCAAACCCATAGACCTCACGCTCAAAACACCACACCCACTCAGCTGCGAACTCGATGAGATCATCCCATACAGCCGAGGCGGATCACCAACCAGCTATGACAACACACAACTCACACACAGAATCTGCAATCAAAGAAAAAGCAACAAAATAATCGCCAACACCACAGGCCACCAAAACACAAAAAAACAACCACAAAACACCATCCCAATCAGCCGCCAATGGTAACCGGGGGCCATACCCTCCCCCTCCCATGCAAGGCTCCCCACAGAACATAGCGCCCGCATCCCCCCGCAACCCGTGTGGAGTATCGTACGTTTGGCCGCTGGGGTGTCTGCGAGTGCCTGTGTGAGCCGTTCCGGCATGGTTTTGATGTTTTTGCCCCGTTGTTTTCCGAGGCTGTTACGTTTGATTCTCCGCAGTTTTGATATGTCACGAAATTAATGTTGCGAATCGTTGGAATATATGCTATAGTAATAGCTATGGTCAACCAATGTAGGAATTGCGGCCATTTCTTCCAACTCACACCAAACCCTAGGCGTCCGAGACTGTTTTGCTCGGACAGGTGCCGTAAGGCGTGGAGCCGCAAACATCAGATACCCCAAGCGCTCAGGGCATTGCGCCGTTGGGTGCGGGCCGATGGTAAGCGTCCGATTATGTGCGATGGGTCGCCGGCCAGTTCGACGGACTCAAGTACCTGGGCGTCATATTCGGAGGTCATGCGCTCGAAGGCCGGTGACGGTTATGGCATAATGCTCGGCGATGGGCTTGCGTGCTGGGATTTCGACCATGTTGATTTGACCAGTCCGCCCGCGAAGGCGATGGAGCTGCTGCCGGATGCGATCTATGCGGAGGTTTCGACCAGCGGACATGGGCTGCATGTGTTCGTGTGGTCGTCGGAGGCGAGCTTCCGGCGTGCCGGTGTCGAGTTTTATTCGCATTCGCGGTTTATTCGCATGACGGGAAGGAGGTGGCCGAAGTGACCACGGTTATTCGTAATCAGGGCACGAGTCTCGCGGTGCGTGAGAAGCTGGCCGCTGATGGCAGGCCCGTGTTGTTGGCGTTTTCGTGCGGCAAGGATTCCATAGCCGCGTGGCTGGCGATGCGGGATATGGGCATCGAGGTCGTTCCCGCGTATCTCTACTATGTGCCCGGTTTGAGGTTCGTGGACGAGGAGCTTGATTATTTCGAGCAGAAGTTCCAGACCCGAATCAAAAGGTATCCGCACCCGTCGCTGTACCGTTGGCTGAACAATGCGGTGTTCCAGGCTCCCGAGCGTCTGCGCTATATCGAGGCGGCGCGTTTGCCTGAGCCGTCGTATGAGCAGATGTGGGATTTCATCCGCGCCGACATCGGTTTGGATAAGAGCACGTGGTGCGCGGATGGCGTGCGTGCGGCCGATTCGATTCAGCGTCGTGGCGCGTTCGTCCAGTACGGGTACTGGCGGCGCAATCTCAAGAAGGTCAGTCCTATCGGGGATTGGCTCAAGGGCGAGGTGCTGGACTGCATCGGCGGGCATCATATCGAGCTGCCGTGTGATTATGCGTGGTTCGGGCGTTCTTTCGATGGCATCGATAAGAGGTTCACCAAGGTGCTCAAGGACAAGGCACCAGCCGATTACGCGACGCTGCTTGAATGGTTTCCCTTGTTGGAGGTGGATCATGTCAGGTGATTTCAAGTTCAATTTTTCCAAGAAGTCCAAGGGCAAGAAGGCTGTGAAGCCGGTGCCGGAGAATCTGGACGAGAACGCGAAGGAGTACCGGGAGCGCGCCCGTGCGGAGCGCAAGCGTTTCGTGGATGCGACCGACACCGAGTTCTGGCTGTGCCTGTGTTTCCCCTCCCCCGCCGAGATGGCGCGGTGGCGTGAACGGTTTGGCTTCGGCGAAAACCACCGGATCTATGCATACCGTGATGTCGAGAAGCTGCTCGCCCCGTACAAGCCGGCCAAGTCGTCCGCCGTGGCGTTCGGGGCCGGCGTCGGCTTCGGTGGTGGTCTCGGTTTCGCGGAGAAGACGCCTGACCCGCTCGCCGATGTCAAGTACTCCGATGATCTGGAAAAGGATTGTCTCGCCGAGTTCGCCGCCCTGCACAGGGCGCTGGTCGAGGCTCGCAGTCCCAGGAAGCTCGTGGAGCCGACCGATTCCGAATACTGGTTCGCCATCGCGTTCCCGTTGCGAGACGATAAGGACTCTTTCCTTGCCGAGTATGGTCTTCGAAAGCTCGGCGATAAATATATGGACGGCATGGCCGTCATGAAGAAACTTGGCGGGTGATGTTCCGCCTCCTAGAGTTTGGCCGCTGTGATTCGCAGCGGCTTTTCTTATGCCACGAAAGGAGGTGGATTATGCGAAACCTGTTCCAGCGTGCCGATAATGCGGTGCGTAATGTGGCCGGTCGTATCCGCAGCGCTTTTTCTCGCGGCGGCTCGCGCTCCTCAGGCTCCTGATTTTCCCGATGGAGGTGGTTGTCATGCGTCCGAGATACGTGCAGGGCGAGTTTGATTTCTCTCGTGCCGCCGGTTCCGCTCGCGCGAGTCGTTCCAGCGGCTCCTAGACATTGATTCGAGGTGATCCAGTTGGCCAAGACCACGATAACGCAGCCACAGTTGCCTGACGGCATCGAGTGGCCGGAGGCGACCGTGCGATGGTGGGAGCATTTGGCTTCCACCCCCGGCGCGGACTCGTGGACGGAGGCCGACTGGGACAACCTCATGAACGCCGCCCTGATCCACGCGGACATCTGGGGTTCCGGCAATTTCGCCAGCGTGCCCATACTGAACAAGCTGTTGCAGGATTACGGCATCACGCCCGCCGCGCGCAGCCAGATCACGCAGGCGAAAGTGAAACAGCAGGAGCGGCATACGCCGCTCGATGAGATAGCCGAACGACGGAAGCTGAGGGTGATCGAGGGTGGCAAGGCGAAGAGGCGTACAGGAACCTAGCTTCGCTCTGGTTCCCAAGCACGCGCAGTCCGAGGGAGGAGAGGCGTGCGCGCTCGCCGCCGGCTACGACATGAAGCCGGATAAGTGGCAGCGCATCGTGCTCGAGGGGTGGCTCGCCACGGATTCGAAGCTGCAATGGGCGGCGTCGGATTGCGGGTGCGCGGTGCCGCGCCAGAACGGCAAGAACGCGATTCTCGAGTTCACGGAGCTGTACCTTGCCGCGATCCTCGGCATGAAGATTCTGCACACGGCGCATGAGGTGAAGACCTGCCGCAAGCATTTCCTGCGCATGAAATACTACTTCGAGAACGCGCGCAAGTTCCCCGAACTGTCGGAACTGGTCACCTACATTCGGGCCACGAACGGCCAGGAGGCCATCGTGTTGAAGAACGGTGGCAGCATTGAGTTCATCGCCCGTTCGAAGAGTTCGGGCCGTGGCTTCACGGTGGACGTGCTGGTGTGCGACGAGGCGCAGGAGCTGACCGACGAGCAGATGGAGGCCATACAGCCCGCCATCTCGTCGGCACCCTCCGGCAACCCGCTGACCATCTACACGGGCACCCCCACACCGCCGACCTCGCCGGGCACGGTGTTCGCGCGCATGCGCCGCAACGCGCACAGGGACAAGCCGCCGAAGAACCTGTGCTGGTTCGAATGGGCGGCGAACGAGATAGGCGACGTGCACGACCAGCAACGCTGGTACCAATACAATCCATCGCTCGGCACCAGACTGCTGAAAAGCGTGGTCGTTTCCGAGTCGGAGAAGATGACCCCTGACGGTTTCGCCCGCGAACGTCTCGGCTGGTGGAACGATCAGGCCGGCGCGCTGTCCGATATCGATGTTGACGAGTGGGCCAAGTGCAAGACCGACAACCCCTGCATGGATGGCTACAACTCGTATGCGGTCAAGTTCAGCGCGGACGGCGCGAACGTCACCCTCGTGGCGTGCGTGCGCCCGCCCCGCAAGTCTGGTGAATTGCCGCACGTGGAGGTCATCGCCTCGCGCAGCATGCGCGGCGGCACCGGTTGGCTGGCCGACTGGCTGACCGCCGAGAAGGACGGTGCGGAACGATGGCGCAAGGCCATCGGCATCATCATCGACGGGCGCGTGGGAGCGCCCACCCTGGTCAACAGCCTCATCGACAAGGGCGTGTCCAAAAGAGTGATCGTGGTTCCGCGCCCTTCCGACGTGGCAGACGCTTGTTCGATGCTCGAACAGGCCGTGAACGACCATGGGCTTACCCATTTCGGCCAGCCTCTGCTTGACGAGGCGGTGGGTCATGCGAAGCACAGGAAAATCGGAGACGGGTTCGGCTACGAGACGTCCATGGAGAACATCGACGTGAGTCCCGTGGAAGCGGTGGCTCTCGCGTATTGGAACGTCAAGACTTCCAAACGTCATCCGGGAAGAAGAGCAAAGGCGGTGGCATTCTGATGCAGATTCCCAGTCTTGAAAACGTGCAGGTCGATAATCTGCCCGACGAGTGCCGAGAACCGTGGGATTTGATGATACGTCAATGGTCCCAGAAGCTCGAACGTAACCTTTTGCGCACCAAATACTACGACGGACGAAACGAGCTTAAGAATCTGTCCATCGCTGTGCCGGACAGCATGGCGGGGATAAGCGAGGTCGTGGGCTGGCCGCAGAAATCGGTGGACGCTTTGGCCGACCGCATCGTGTTCGATGGTTTCGTTGGAGTCGGCGACGACGGCCGCGACCCGTTGGGTTTGGATTCGATTCTTTCCGACAACGACTTCGACGTGGAACTGCCGCAGGCCATCCGCAGCGCGCTCACCCATTCATGCTCGTTCCTGAATGTGCGCAGCGCGGAACCCGAGGATGGTCTGCGCTCGAAGGTGTCGGTATCGTTCCGCAGCGCGCTCTATGAGACCGGCCTGTGGGATTACGCCCGTCGCGGCCTGTCGGCGGCGTTGTCGATAACCGATATCGACCGTTCCCAGTACGCGCAGGCGAACACCATCGTGCCTTCCGAGCTCATGCTCTACATGCCCGGCTACACGATTCGTATACGCCGCGCGCAATCAGGCCGCTATCATGCGGACGCTCCCCGGAACACGTACATGGATCATGTGCCCGTTTACCTGATCCCCTACCATCAGGACCTGAACCGCCCCTTCGGCCGCTCGCGCATCAGCCGCGAGGTCATGAGCATCACCGACACGGCGGTTCGCACCATGCTGCGCATGGAGGTAAGCGCCGAATTCTATTCGAGCCCGCAACGCTACCTCATCGGCGCTGACGAGCCGCCCGAGGACAAGAACGGCAAGAAGCTGACCGGCTGGGAAGCCACCATCTCGAAGATGCTCAACATCAGCCTCAACGAAGACGGCCAGGCACCCACCATCGGCCAGTTCACGCAGATGACCATGCAGCCGCACACCGACATGCTTCGCGCACTCGCGGCACGCATGAGCGGCGCGACCGGCGTGCCGCTCAGCCAGTTCGGCGTGATGACGGACTCCGGCCCTTCCTCGTCCGACGCGATCATGGCGGCGGAAAGCGAACTTGTCATCGAGGCGAAGAACGCCTGCCGCGCCATCGGAGTGCAACTGCGCAAGGCCGCTAGGGATATCGCCATACTCAATGGCACGTCTGCGGACAGCGATGAGCTCGACCGCCTGCAGGTCAACTGGCGTGACCCCGAACGCCCATCGCAGGCCGCGCTCTCCGATGCCATCGTGAAGCAGGTGACGGCCATACCGTGGCTCGCCAACTCCGACGTGGTGTTGGAGAAGCTCGGCTACACGGATTCCGACATCACACGCCTGTTGGCCGACAAGCGCAAGGCCGAGACCCGCAGCGTGCTTGACTCCCTCGTGAACGGAGGCAACAAGGATGACGGACAACCGACAACTGGACCAGCTACAGGCCAGCCAAGCCAGAGCGGTGGAACTGGCACGCCGCGATCTGGCGAAACTGTGGGAGACGCTGCAACAGCTCAGCCCTGAATGGCAGCGTGACATGCTGCTCGACTACGTGCCGCAACTGGTCGCCAAATACGGCGACCTCGCGGCGCAGGCCGCCTACGAATGGTATATGCGCGTCCGCGGCGAATCGGTGCCCGAACCATGGGAGTACGACCTATCCGATTCTTTCCCCGGTGATGGCATCGACAAGACCATACGCTGGCAGGCCGGCCACCTGTGGACTGACCCGCAGGCCATGCAGGCGTATCTGGTCGGCGCGATGCAACGCTGGGTCATGTATTCGGGGCGTGAAACCATCGCACGACTGTGCGAGCACGACCCGTCCGAACCACGGTACGCGCGCGTGCCGAGAGGCGCGAAGACGTGCGCGTTCTGCACGATGCTCTGCTCGCGAGGCTGGGTGTACCGCAGCGAGAAGACCGCGAAATACGCCAAAGGCTCGTTCAGCCTGTTCCACGACGACTGCGACTGCCAGATCGTACCCGAATGGGACAGGGACCAAGCTCACATCGAGGGCTATGACCCCGACCGCATGTACTCGGAATACATGCACGCCCGCAGCCTCATCGAGAACGGCGGCCTGGACGACGACACCTATCGGATGATAAAGGCCACCACAAAAGGCAATCCCGACAATCCCAACGACCTGAACACGCTTGTCTACCTGATGCGCCGGCTTTACCCCGAACGGTACAAGGACGGGTATGGAGTACCCAGACCGTCCCGTTCGCACTGAATTTTCCCCAATCACCCGCACGGGTGGTTTTTTTATGCCCGAAACGGGCCCAACCCACTAGGAGGAACCATGACCGAAGAGGCCAACGGCAACCAGCAGGCGGCATCGACCGAGAACGGAGCGAAGCCGCCCGAAATCGACTACGAGGCCAAATACCGGGAGGCCGTCGCCCATTCCCGCGAATGGGAGAAACGCGCCAAGGACAACAAGGCAGCCGCCGACGAACTGCAACAGCTCAAGGAGGCCCAACTGTCCGAAGCCGAAAAGACAGCCAAGCACATCAAAGAGCTTGAAGCCAAGAACGCCGCCTACGAGGCGGAAAAACAGCAGAACGAATGGAAATCACAGGTCTCCAAGGAAACCGGCGTGCCCATCGCACTGCTCCACGGCTCCACCATCGAAGAAATGCAAGCCAACGGCAAGGCGCTCGCCGACTACATCGCCGACAAAACCAAGCCCACGGTGCATGCCGCATCCGAATCCAACCAGCCGCCCGCACCATCCGACACATCCGGCGACTGGATCCGTGACCAGTTCCTCAAACAAAAGCAGAAATAACCCCCTCCATAGAAAGAAGGTATGACGATGGCTTCCAACGTGAACTCCATCATCACCAGCAGCGACCTCGGCGGCGGACTCATCCCCACCGAATACGCCACCCAGATTATCCAGGACGCTCCCAAGTCGAGCGTATCCCTGACACGCATGCGTCAGATTCGCATGAGCACCCGCACGCGCACGCAGCCGGTGCTTGACTCCAAGCCGATCGCCTACTGGGTTGGCGGCGATACCGGCCTCAAGCAGACCACGAAGATGAAATGGTCGGGCCTAAGCATCACGGCCGAGGAGCTTGCGGCCATCGTGCCCATCCCCGAGGCCGTTATCGCGGATTCCGGCATCCCCATCTGGCCGGAGGTCATGCCGCGTCTGGCTTCCGCGCTTGGCTACAAGCTGGACCAGGCGACACTGTTCGGCGTGGACAAGCCGTCCAGCTTCCCTGACGGCATCATCCCGCAGGCCATCGCGGCGCACAACACGCTCACCCAGGGCAAGGACCTCGCCAAGGACGTTGCCAGCATGGGTCAGAAGCTCGCCGAACAGGGCTTCGCCATGAACGGCTTCGCCAGCAAGCCGGGCCTGAACTGGGAGCTTATCGGCCTGCGCAATGCCAACGGCAGCCCGATCTACGTGCCCTCGCTCGCCTCCGGCGCGCCGTCCACCCTGTACGGCTTCGGCCTCAACGAGGTAGACAACGGCGCATGGGATGCTACCAAGGCCACGCTGCTCGGTGCCGACTGGTCGAACTTCGTGGTCGGCATCCGTCAGGACATCACCTACAAGATGCTTGACCAGTCGGTTATCTCTGACGATAACGGCAAGGTGATTCTGAACCTCGCGCAGCAGGATTGCGTCGCCATGCGCGTCGTGTTCCGCGTCGGCTTCCAGATCGCCAACCCCATCAACGACGTGCAGTCGGACAAGAGCAAGCGCTTCCCCGCGTACGTCATCGCGCCGGCCACCGGAACGTCGGTGGCCACCGGAGTGTGATGGCCATGGGACTGAACAAGCAGATACAGTTCGTGCGTCAACCGAAGCCGACTGACGGCGAGATTATCGCTCAGGTGGCCGTTTTTGACGGGGAAGGCAATCCGGTCGATGTAGGCGGCGCTCCCACCGCCGACACGCTTGCCGGTGCCACCAACACCGGCAAGGCGGTGCTCAAGGCCACGGATGCGGCGGAGGCGCGCAAGGCCATTGGCGCGGGAACGTCCAGCTTCAGTGGAAGCTACAACGACCTGTCGAACAAGCCGACGATTCCGCCCGCCTACACGCTGCCCGCCGCCACGGCTGAGGCGTTGGGTGGCGTCAAGAAAGGTGCCGCGATCCCGGATCTCGCGAGCGGCGCGGATGCGGCGACCATCGCCACGAAGGTCAACAGCATCCTCGCCCAGTTGCGCGCGATCGGTGGCATCGCCGCCTGACGTGGGGAGGTGCGTTATGGCCGACGAAACGGAAGAAAAACCATTCGCCACCCACACGGAATTGTCCAAACGCTGGAAGCAGATGCCGGACGACCCGGATTATGTTGACCAGCGGCTGGCTGATGCATCGCAGTTCATTCGCGAGCAGTGTCCCGGATGGCGCGATATCGCATCCGCCACGTTGGAACGCATCGCCTGCGAGCTCGCCAAGGATGTGATCTCGTCCGACATGCAGACCGAGGGTGCCGGTTTCGATACGACCGGTGCCAGCAATCTCAGTCTCACGGCGGGCAGTTTCACCCAGTCCATGACGTTCTCGAACCCTCGCGGCGAATTCTATCTGTCCAAGGGGCAGAAAAAGGCGCTCGGCCTCACCGGCCAGCGCTTCTACAGCGTCGACCTGTCGAACGGGGAGGCGTCATGAGGGGCGAGACCGTGAAAGTGGTGCGCTACACGCCGACCGGCGAGAACGACCCGGGCGGCTCGCCCGTCACCAATGTCGATATCGAGTCGGTTGACAACGTGCTTGTCTCGCCGGGCGGCATGTCGAACGCCACCGACTCATTGCGCCCCGAAGGCGTGACGGTGGCGTTCACCTGCCTCTTCCCCCGCAGCTACGCATACCGGAGTCTGCGCGGGGCGAGGGTGCGCATCGATTCCCACGACTACAAGGTGATCGGAGACCCGAGGCCCTTGGACGGCGGCATGAAGCCGACCGCCTGGAACCTCAAGGTCGAAGTCACGGATTCGGAGGGCTGATGTCCGGCACTGTGAGACTCGATTATTCGGCGTTCCGCGCTTACCGCCAAAACGAGGGTTCCAAGGCCGCCGTCAGCGAGGCTCGGAAGCTCGCGGCGAGGGCGAACGCCATGGGCTCGCCCACACACGCGGGCCAGCCCCTGTACACGGCGTTGGGCCCTCAGGCCAACCCCAAGGGAGCCACCGCGCTCGTGCACACGGAGAACACCGCCGCGCGCTTCGACAACGCGGCCCACAACACGTTGGCCAAGGCGTTGGGAGGTGGCGGCTGATGGCCGTGAACGCTGAAAAACTCGTCATGGACTGGCTCAACGCGGACCCGACGATCAAGGCCGAATATCCGGCCAGTTTCGACGTGCCCGCCGGATCATCGGCCACGCACCCGCTGCCGTTCGTCACCGTCGAACAGGTCGGCGGCTCGGACGAACGGTTCCGCAGCCTGCCGCTCATCGCGGTGCAGGTGTGGGGCGAGTCGCGCTGGCTGGTCTCCGAGGCCGCGGCGAAACTCATACTCCCCCGGCTCAAACGTATCGTCGAACTGCCCGAGGTCGTCGATATCGACATCACCGGCCGCACGCATTTCCCCATGCCCGACGGCCGGCCCCGCTACCAGATACTCATACAACTCACCGTCAAATCAGACGACTAACGAAAGGTCTAAATCATGGCTGGTTCCACAACCAACGATTCCACCATGGTGTCGTTGGGCAAGTTCAAGATCGGCGGCTACGCCTACTGGGCCCCCGCCGGCACCACGCTGCCCACCGACTCCACCACCGCATTGCCCGCCGCGTACAAGCTGCTCGGCTACCTGTCGGAGGATGGTCTGACCATCACGACCGACACGGACACCACCGAGGTAAAGGACGCGAACGGGCAGACCGTCATGAAGGTCATCACCAGCTACGCGGAATCCTACCAGTTCTCCATGTTGGAGGTATTGCGCGTCGAGGCCGCGAAACTGCGCTACAACGAGGACGCGGTCACTGGCAGCGACAAGAGCATGACCATCAAGCACCAGATGCCCTCCGACAATGGCTTCGTGCTCGTGTTCGAGATCGCGATGACCGGCAATGTGAAGGACCGCCTCGTGATCGGCAACGGCACGCGCGCCGAGTTCGGCGACCGTCAGGTGCATGCCGGCGACGCTCAGGTGTACGACGTCACCGCGTCCGCCAACGACATGGGCAACGGCGTCACCGCCATCGAATACATCGGCAAAGCCTCGATGGCCGTCATGAGCGCCGCGACCACTAAGGCCCTGCTCGGCAAGGTCATGGATCCGGTCAACGGCGACGAGACCGCCGAAACCGGCGAAGAGACCCCGGCCGCCGAATAACGGTTCTTCCCGCGTCACGCGTTCGACGACTTCCCCGCGACGCGGGAACCCTCATTTTTTCAACCCTCGAAGTCGTCCATGGTTTTTTGGAGAAGTCATTATGTCACGAAACCGTCATCATCGTTCCGGTAATCCCGCCACCAACAACGTCCCCGGCAACCGTCCGCAGGATCACAGGCCCGCGCAGGGCAAGCCGCGCACCGTCACCGTCAAGGGCATCCCCCTGACCATCGACCCGAAACTGATGGACGATTGGGAGCTCGTGGAACTGTTATACGACTACCAGTCGGATCCGGAGGGCAACGCGCTGGCCGTGATCCCGTTCCTGCGCAAGGTGCTCGGCGACGGCTACGCGAGGGTCAAGGACGCGTTGCGAGACCCGGACACCGGGCGCATCAGCGGTGAAAGCATGGGCGAATTCGTCGAGGAGCTGATGGAGAAGCTCAACGACGCGGCCCCAAACTCCTGACGCTCGTATACCTGCTGCATGCCTGCCCCGACCAGCTGGCGGCGGACATGCGGCGCGTATACGGGCTTAGCGTCTACGAGCTGGATCCGTTGGAGACGGCCGCGTTGGCCGCGAACCTGCCCGCCGGCTCCCTTATCTGGCAGAAGCTGGACGTTCCGGTCGCGTGGACGCTTGACCAGTATCTGGCGGCGGCGCGCATAGACCAGATGAACATGTGGATGTGGGGCAACGCCGACCCGAAGAAACGCGGCCCGCAGCCGGAACCGCTGCCAAGACCCGGCAACAGCACCGACACGCCTGCCGCGAACCACTCCAAGCCCGAAAACGACGGGGAGACCGCGTCGACGACGCGCACCATCAAACCCATGGCCCTGACCGTCGCCGAACTCGACGAGTTCATGAGCCGTGAATTCACGGACGTGGAGACGAAACCCCTCACCCACAACGAGTGAATAACTGAAGAGAGAGGCATGGTCATGGCATACCAGCTGGCTCAGGCGTACGTGCAGATCGTGCCCAGCATGAAGGGCGTGGGCAAGGCCATCGAAAGCGCGTTCGACGGGCCATCCAAATCGGTCGGCCAGAAAGCCGGGGACGCCGCCGGCGGCGGCTTCTCCAAGGGCTTCGGCGCGAAGCTCGGCATCGTCTCCGGAATCGCGTCCAGCGTCGCCACGAAGGTCATAGGCGTGTTCTCCGGCCTGTCCGGGCAGATACTCGACGCATCGGATTCGACCCAGAAGTTCGCACAGACACTGGACTTCGCCGGCGTCGGGGCCGACCAGATCAAGAAACTGACAGCATCCACGCAGGAGTACGCGAACAAGACCGTCTACGGCATCGACGACATCCGCAACACCACCGCCCAGCTGGCCGCCAACGGCGTGCCGAACTACGACAAGCTCGCCGAAGCGGCCGGCAACCTGAACGCGGTCGCGGGCGGCAACAGCGAAACGTTCAAAAGCGTCGCGATGATGCTCACCCAGACCGCCGGTGCAGGCAAGCTGACCACGGAGAACTGGAACCAGCTGGCCGACGCGATCCCAGGCGCTTCGGGCAAGCTCCAGGAGGCGATGCTCAAGAACGGCGCGTACACTGGCAACTTCCGCGACGCGATGGCCAAAGGTGAGATCACCTCACAGGAGTTCAACGACGCGCTCATGCAACTGGGCATGAACGATGGTGCCATCAAGGCGGCGGAAAGCACGCAGACGTTCGAGGGCGCGTTCGGCAATCTCGAGGCCACCATCGTGGACGGTGCGGCGAACATCGTCAACACCGTCAAACCGTACATCACCGGAGCGGTCACTGCGTTGGGCGACGGCATCGGCAAGGCGATGCAGTGGGTGAACGACTTCACGGGCGCGCTCATGAAAACCGAGGGCGTGCAGACGTTCGCCAACGGGGTGAAAAGCATCGCCGGCGCGGTCGGTTCGGTCGTCGGCCCGTTCGCCGGCGTCATCGGCAGCCTGCTCGGCTTCACCGGCGGCGCGTACAGTGCCGGCGGGGCCGCCCAGCAGCTCTCCAATATTCTGGGCAGCATCGGCGGCATGCTCCAGTCGGTCGGCACGTTCGTCCAGCAGAACGCCGACTGGATGCAGGCGCTCGCGGTCGCGGTCATGGCGGGATATGGCGCGTTCAAGCTGTTCTCGATCATCACGACCGTGGTCGGCTTCATCAAGGCGTTCAGCCTCGCTGACACCGTCGCCGCCGCAAAGCAGTGGCTGTTGAACGCGGCTATGAACGCGAACCCAATCATGCTGGTCGTCACCGCGATATCGGCGCTGGTCGCCGCACTGGTCTGGTTCTTCACGCAGACTGAGACGGGTCGCAAGGCGTGGGCGGCGTTCACGTCGTTCGTCTCCTCTGCATGGCAGAAGACGGTCGATGCCGTCACCAGTCTCGGCCAGAACATCGCGAACTTCTTCACGCAGACGCTTCCCAATGCGTTCCAGTCCGTCGTCCAATGGTTTCAGCGGCTGCCGGAACGTATCGGCAGCGCATTGTCGAACCTGCTCACGGCTGTGGGCGAATGGGCCACCTGTCTCGCGCAATCCGCGTGGACCGCCGGGAACCAGTTCGTGCAGAACGTCGTGTACTTCATCACGCACTTGCCTGAGACGATTGCCTACTGGCTGTCCTATTCGATCACGTTCGTGGTCGCATGGGTCGCGCTTATGGGTCAGAAGGCCATCGACGCTGGCACACAGTTCGTGCAGAACGCGGACACGTTTATATCCCAGCTGCCAGGCAATATCTGGAACTGGCTGGTCGCCACCGTCACGAACACGGCCAATTGGGTGGCGCAGATGGCCGGCAAGGCCAGCGAGGCCGGAAGCCAGTTCCTCAACAACATGGCCACGTTCATTTCCCAATTGCCCGGCAGGATATGGGCGTTCCTCGTGAACGTGCTGACCGGCGCGGCCAACTGGGCAGGACAGATGGCGTCGAACGCGGCGCAGGCCGGCAGCAGTTTCATACGGAATGTGATCCAGTTCGTATCTCAGCTGCCCGGATGCATCGCCGCCTACCTGCGCGGCGTGATATCGAACGTCGGGGCCTTCGCCGGTCAGATGGGGCAGGGCGCGCTCAACGCCGGACGACAGTTTTTGAGCAACATCGTCAACACGCTCGCCTCGATACCGGGCCGTGTGGTGTCCATCGGACGCAACATCGTCGAGGGCATCGTCAGCGGCATCATGGGCAGCATGGGCCGGGTCGGCTCGGCGATTCTCGGCGGCGTGAATGCCGCCATCGCCAACGTGAAGCGCATGCTCGGCATCCACTCCCCCTCACGCCTGTTCCGCGACCAGATCGGCATGATGATGGGCCTTGGCCTCGCCAACGGCATCGACGCTTCCGCACGCTATGTGAACGCCTCCATGGGCAGCATGATCGGCGGGCTCATGCCCGACATCAACGACCTGCTGCCCGCCAACCGCACGTACGACGCGGCCACGATGAACCGGCGCATGGTGTACACGCCGTCCACGGACGCCATGCAACCGCAAGCGGGCGCGTCGAACGTGAACATCACCAACTACTATCCGCAGGCCGACCCGTGGCCACTCGCCACGAACGACAGTCTCGACAAGCTGACGGTCGGAATCTAAAGGGGGTTGCTTATGGCCGGTGTCGATTACGCGCTCAACGGCGTGGCCCTCGACTCCCAGTATTGCCGGGTCACGTTGGGCAGCACCCTGTTCGCTGGGGTCTCCGTGTCCCGCAGCAAGGTCAGCGCCCCGTTCCGGCATGGCACGATACCATCCGGTTTCGCCCCATCGTTCGAGGAACGCAGCGTGACGCTCAAGGTCACCGCGTTCCGTGCGGGAGCATTGGGCCGCGCTGATGCCGCGGGTTTGGATTCGAGCCGCCTGGCGCGCCTGTGCACGGCACCAAGCCTGACATTGGGCCGTCGGGTCAACGGGCGGAGACAGCAGGCCGTCGTGGAGCTCGCCAGTCTGGAGGCCGACGACGGAGGCACCGTGCTGGACAGGCTCACCCCGTTCACGGCGGTGTTCGCCATGCCCCAGGTGTGGTGGCGCGATCCGGTCGCGTATGACCGTCAGGTGGCGGCGAACACAACGGACTGGCTGTGGCCGTCAGCCGTGCAATGGCGGCAGGAATACTGGACGCGCTGGAGTGGCGCGGCGAACGATTCGACCAGTCTCATGGCGGATTTCGTGACCATGTGGATTGGTGAGCCGAACAATTCGCCGTCGCTGCTGATCCCGTTGTCGTCGGGCATACCGGATGGCATGTTCGGTGACGCGCCCGTCACCGATCCGATAATACGGCTGCCCAAGGGCGTGAGCAGCGCCTCGGTCACCGACCCCACGTCGAACACGGGCGTCATCTGGCAGGGTGCGGCCAATGCGAACGCCTACACGTATGTGGACGTGGGCAACTGCCTCGCATGGCAGTCCACGGCGGATCATCAGTGGACGCAATCTGGCACGGACGTGACCGGCGGCTTGGATTATCCGGCGGGCGGCCTGCTGCAATGCTGGCCGAACCC